CAGATGTGGAGTCATAATACAGTATTGATCCATCAACTTTTGCAGAAACGTCAAAAGTTAGACCACTAATAGATCCTGCTGGACCTTGTGGACCTTGTGTTGTGATCTCAACTGTAGTTACATCAGAAACCTGTGAAACTACAACTTGATTAGGATTGCTCATGCTGTGTAACCCTCACTTATAAATAGTTTACCCTCTAAATAATAGTTTTTGCTACCACCTGGTTCTGTTAATAATACGTCATAAAACAAAATACTCGGAGTAAAAGTTGCTGTTTGAGTATCTGTAAGAGAAATATCTATAATTCCATTGGTTCTATCTGTATAAGCCACTGTCCAATCTGCATATTTTGTAGAACGTGATTCATCATAAACTTGTGCAGCTACAGTATATCCAGTTAAATTTATTGCCGATCCAGTTGAATCTTTAAATGTCAATTTAATAGGAAAATCTGCTCTCCTATCAACAGTAAAATTCTTTTTTCCTGGAATTATTGCCATTAAACACTCACTTCCATTGCTGTGATTGTAGAAATTGATCTAGGTCTATAAACATTATTATCATCACTTTGTGATCTGTTCAAATAAACAGTCGAACTAGCAGTTCCCGAAAAGAATATTACTCTTATTCCATAAGTAGTTGCACTTGTTGTTGCGGGTGAATCTATAAAATCAAAAGCTAAATTTCTACATTCCCCTCCGTATGATTCTTGAAAGTCCATTGACATACATTGGGTTCTGCTACCAGAGGCATCACCTAAAGCTCCAGAAACTACACTTCCTCCTTTAAATAAACCTATACCAATGCCATCATTATCCTGATCCATAGAAACTACAACTGATCCTGTTAATCGAATTTTATTTGAATTAGAACTTGGAGTAATAGTGACATTTAAGCCAGTATCGTTTGAGAAAGTACTATCATTTAAAGAAGATTGACTAAAAGTATCTGTTTTTACTGTCTGAACGACCTGTATTATTCCACCATTAGCACCACTTGGCAGACCACCTGTAGGAACGATTGAATTGACTTTAAGTTGGCTCATGCTGCTATTTCGTATAAGGTAATACTAGAGGTTGTTCTAGTGTAACCTGAGTTATTTGCGTCATCATAGGCTCTGTTAAGGACAACTATTTGACTACCATAACTTTTCCATTTAACTTTATATTGGGTAACTGAATCTGCTGGGCTATCTAAATAATTAATAACAACATTTGCTAATTCCAAATCCCAGTTACTTATATAACCACCCTTTGTTACTTGTTCTCTGCTTCCTCCTGTTGTACCTAAAGCTCCTGATATTTCTCCATTATTTGTTGCTAATCTAAATTTACAACCATAGCCATATCTAACACCAACAACTAAATTGCATTGTACTAAAATTTTATTTCCAGAGGTAAAAGTAAAAGATGGACTTGACATACAATCCACATAACTTGAACTGTTGTCAGTAGAAGTTACACCATTAGAAAAATTTTGTACAACCTGTACAATTTTTCCCATATTTACCACATCTGGATTGCCAGAAGTGTTCGTTATAGTATTAACCTTTAATGTACTCATGGCTTGGGATATTTGTCCTTAACAGCTTTAATTGCAGTTGCAAAAGCACCTGATGTTGTTACTGTTCCAGCAACTATGTCTTTATAAAGATTGTCTAGCTGATCGCCGATAGAGGGATAAACGGTGTCTGTGACACCATCTTGCCCTGTTCTTTGACGTTTATAGAGAGTTGCAGCAGCTTCAGCATCTAAAGTAGCTCTTGCAGCATCTATAAGAGATTGATCTAAAGTTACAGAATTACCATTTATATCGAAAGCACCCGCACTATCGTCAATACTACGAACTGTTCCAGCGTATGCTTTGTAAATTGCTTCGTGATCTAAGGCCATAATCAGTTTTTAATTAGATTATACACGGAAGTAATCATGCTGACACCTCCATTAAGGTAACGCTTGAAGAAAGTCTATGCGCACCAGAATCATTAGTATCATCACCAGTTCTGTTTAAGTACATAGTTTGACTTTGAACTTGCCATTTTATTAAGTATGTAATTTGTGAGGTTGTAGCTGGAGAATCTAAATATTGAGAATGGACAGGAAGTTGAAAATAAGTTGAATATTCTACGAAATCTTGACAACCCCAAAACCCTGATGTTCTACTACCAAAATCAGTGGCAGAAAATATTTCTGTTTCAGTTCCTCCAATACTTCTATATAGCTTTAGATTCATGTCAGTAAAATCTGAACTTGATCCGATCTTTAAATTTATATTTATTAATACTTTGCTTGTGTTTGAAGTAGGTGTAATTTGTGGCTGTAACCCAGATATTGCAGCTAGAGTATTAGAATTTTGTGATGCCGTATCTGATTTAAAAGCTGAAATAACTTGAATAATTCCACCACCACCACCTGTTGCTACACCTGCCGTTGGTATAATTTTGTTGACTTTTAATGTGCTCATAGTTTAAACGACTGTCCAGGTTTCACCAGCACCAACTGTAACTGTTACCCCTGATTGTATAGTAATTGGACCAAAGCTGCCAGCGTTCTGTCCATTAGTAATAGTATAACTCTGCGTTACTGTTTGGTCATTTTCCCAAAAGATATTGTCGCTTCCTGCACCTTGAGCACCCGCTCCAGCAGCAGCCCAACTTAGCGTTCCAGAAGCATCAGATACCAGAGCATATCCAGAAACAGCAGCATCGGTAGCTGGTAGAGTCCATACAACATTAGAAGAAACTGTAGCTGGTGCTTGAAACCCTACATAATTACTACTATCAGCATCAGCAAACCTAAGATCATTTTGTGCTTGTAACGTCAATCCATTTGAGTCAAATATCATGCGTTCAGTTCCACTAGAAGAAAATCCCATTACATTTGCAGATTTTCTAAATAAACCTAAGTCTGTATCTGAATCAAAAGATAAAGCAGGAGTAGATGCACTACTAGAGTCATCTATCAGTAACGGACCCGTCATTGTACCGCCAGCTTTAGATAATAAACCTAAATTAGCTTGATCTATGTTTCCTATTTCAGTAAAAGCACCATTGCTTGAATTTCTTATTTTTAAAATATTTGTAGTGGTATTTAAAAAAGGCATACCAGCTACGCATTGACTTGTAGCTAAGTCAGATGATTTTGAATTACTTGATTGGATCGCAGCAAAAACATTATTAAGGTCAGTTCTTACATTGGCTCCTGAGGCATTTTCAATCGTATAATTTGTAACGTCAGCCATAGCTAATAACTATTTTTCTCCATGTTAACCTCCTTTGCCGAAACCAACAGCACTATAGGTAAAGTTCCTATCAATACTAGCATTACTTGAGTTTTTGAAGTGAACTGTAAAGCCAGTTCCAGATATACTGCTAAGTTCAAAATAATCACCAGTTGCCATGTTCTGTGGAGAAATATTAACAGAAGGTAAGAAACTATTTAAGTTACCTAGCCCAGACGTTCCAACAAAAAATGGTGCAGTAAATGTGACTGCTTTTGCTCCTGCTCCAGATGCTATGACAGATGATTGTTCTGTTCTAGATGGCATAGTTGCTATATATCCTGCTTGCTGAAGATTCATATTTTGTGCTGTATCTGCGGTATTTAAAGTAATTCTAAATTGAAACCCTCTACCTTTAAATGTTCCATTAGCAAAATCATTAAATGATGTGTAGGTCGGTGAACTACCAGGGTCATCAGTTGTGGTTCGTACAGCTATTTTTGCATTTGCATCATTAGCAACTGATCCATCGAAATCTGTCCAGGTATCTATGTTATCTGTTCTATTATCAAATTGATCTCCTGCATAAAAACCTACCCCTTGAAAATGTCTTTTTAAAACAAGTGAAAATGTACCACCTAAATCAAGAGTATCCACAAAATCATAAGTACCACTAGCATTTGCTGTTGGATCTGTAAGTTTCAATCCACCAAGAGATGAATCGTATGTAACATTTGACTTTGTTCCGTTATAAGGTGTTCCATCTGTATCTTCTCTATCAGTTTTTACAGTAATAGAATCAAGAATATCAACAACAGATAAAGCTACACTTGCTGCATTAGTACTGAATCTACCGCCATCATCTTGAAATTTAAGAAGATAAGTTCCTGCAAGGGCAGGAGCTATAACTTCTGTTGTATTACCAGCTACAGCCTCAATGACATCTTGTGCTGCTTGGAAAGTAGCTGCACCTCCAGTTTGATTTGTATGTCTTACATAAACACGACCACCATGTAAAACATCTATAGCAGTTGCCTGTGTAAACCTTAATCTTACAAACTGTTCATTTATAGGTTCAATAGTCAGACCAGAAACATCTTCTGGCACTGCTGTTTTACCTTGAGCAGTAAAACTAGCTTCAGTTGCATTTGCAGATATTTGGCCTAAAGAATTGTATGAAAATACTTGAACTGTATAAGTTGCTTTTATAGTATCTAATAATTCAAAATCACTACTAAATACAACTTGAGAAACATAGTTTCCATTTTCAACTTTATAGTTAACTAAATATTGAGTTACACCGACTACAGGCTGCCAATCTACAATTAATTTACTTCTAGCAATACTATTTATAACAACTGTTTGCTCTGTAATTGTTAAGTTGCTTGGTGGTGATGCAGGAGCATTTAATACTGATATTGTCCGTGTAGGTAGAGCAGTTCCATTTTCAATAAATGCGTACTTTCCTTCGACATACGATAAAGCTGTAATAACGTAATTAACTTCATCTTGTTCTTCGACTTGAATAACTCTAAATAATTGAGTCTGTAAAGTTGTACTAGATATTAAATAAGGTGCATTTGTGCTTGGTGCAGAAGAAAAAGCAGAATTTACTGTAATAACTGCTCCTGTAATATCAGTTATAGTTTTAGATTCAACTGTTCCATCGGAAAGAATTACACTAATAGTTGGATTATCATTTAAAGCTGGTAAGCCTGTTTGTTCCTTTGCGTCAATAGTAATAGTTGTGGTTGTTGCAGATACAACACGACCACCTCTTCTAGCTCCTGCTCTTACTGGATCATTTATTTCAATAACAGAACCAGGTCTTACAACAATTCCTGCATCTATTGAAGTTGTAAAAGTTATAGTTTCGCTTTCATTTTGTTCAGCAAAAAGAATTGCACGGCCCAATCTTGCAGCTTGGTTACGAGAAGTACAGGCAAATGCTTTTACCTGTTTTACTATAGTTCCAAGTTTTGATATTGCTGTTGCATCTTCAACTACCTCAAAGTCAACTTCTTTTGAATCCATATTGAAGTAACTTACAGAGACAACACTATGTCTTGTTTTTAAACTACTTCCTGAGTAACTAAAACCACCTTCTCCCACATTCGCTAAATTGAATAAATAACTAGCTGATGTTTCTTTATCCTGCGATAAAGTTATGCCTCCAGCAGACCAGATAGGCATACATCTCATAACACCAGCTAAATCATTTATTGCTGCAAAGGCTTCTTTAGGACTTTGAATGTTTACATTACAACTAAATCTTGCTTCTTTTGCACCTGACCCTGTTCCATCATCTACCTCTTCATTCGCATATTTACTTGCAGCTACAAAACTAAATAAATCTATATTGCTATCAACTATATGATTACCTAATCCATACCTAGTGTTTGTAAGAAGATCAAGTAAGCACATAGCAGGGCAGTTGGTGTAAACAGCAGCACCCATTACTCCGTTGAAAACGTAACCACTTGGATAAATAATTCTTCCAGTTTGAATATCAACTGTTGGTGTGCCCGTTCCTGATGCTCCTGCTCCTGGTATCCTTACTTTTACACCTCTAATTCGATATTTTCTTGAAGGAACACGATTAAATTGTTTACTATCAAAACGAAGGGCAGTATAAGCACTATTAGCATAAGTTGAATTGTTATCTATAACTTCTTGAAGGCTAGTAAATTGAAAAGCGTTAACTCTTTGTGTGCTTGTGCTGTCTGCTGTTACACGAACAACTCTTACATCTACAGTTGTAAAACCACTTGTTAATTGTATTCTGTGATCTCTAGCATAGGCATCAGCAGTTCTGCCATCTACAGAAGCAGTAATCTTATCTACAAATCCACCAGAATCATGTTGAATCTGAATTTTGTATTCAACAGTATCTCCTCTAATATCTCCTTCATCTCCGAAAACTTGTATTTGAGGCCAAGTTAAAGTAACAATAACTGCATCAACATCAGTATTCGTAATTTGTCTAGTTACTGGAGCAGAAGTGGTTACAATAACTCCAACACCAGTAGGTGATCTACTTTCAGCAGGAATACCACTTAATGCAGTTTGACTTGACGTACCAAATCTAGACTTAAATACTACATCTTTAAAGTTAAAATCAGTATCTACAGGACTACTATTAGAAGCTGTTTCTTGCAATATTGGAGTGTCATTAAGAAAAATATCTTTTAAACTTGCGTTGTCATACGCAGTTGTGCCTTTTGTAAGCTGTGCTTTTGACGCACTAGCAAAACCTTCTATTTCTCCTTCAGAAATCAAATCTTGAACTGTAGCAAAACTTCTACTATGTAAAGTATCAGGAGCACGATATGGAGGGGGCGGGGGTGGAGGTGGGCCTCCAGATCCTTTAATAACTTTAATTTCGTCTGTCATACTTCTACCTGGTTAGTGTCAATCGCTGCACTTATTACAACACTTCCTGTAAATATTTCACCATAAACTATTGGAACGGGAGTACCAGCCCTAGATGTGTTCTGCACTCCAGCAAAGTTAAATGATAATTGTGGATCTTCTTCTGAACTAAATTTTTGAGGTTCTGGTACAGGAAATAACATTTCAGATACTCCTGATAGAGCTAATGCAATTCCAATATTTCCAACTACTGCACTTATGCCAGCCCCTCCAGTAAACCCGCCAAAACCTAAAGCTAGACTAGAACCTCCTGTTGCAAAAGCTATTCCAATTAAAGCTGCTCCTAATAAAAATTTTCCAAGACCTCTTCCAGCACCACTAATTACAGGAATAAAATGTATGTCTTGTTTACCTACAGGGTGGTGTATCTCTTCTTCACTTACATCATAATCACCAACTTTTACTTGATAATACTTTGGACTCATAAAAGACTCTATACCAGGAAAATTATGTATTAAAAAACTTACTGCTTTACCAACTGTTTCAGCCTTCACCTCGAACTCTTTATGTCCGACAAACTTGGCTAACTCTCCATACAGTTTTACTTTACGAAGCATAACGATACCTCTTTCCCGTACATTTTAACAGCCACTCAGAGTAAGGCTCTCTACAAGATAGTCTATCGGTTAAATGATGAATAACATCTCCTTCAAAAAATAATGCTACATGATTTAAAGTTGGGTGCAAAATGCTCATAAGTAAAACATCTCCATCTTCTAGCTTTTCATCAGGTCTTAGTTCTCTGAAATTTGTTCTCCAAGCACAATCTTCAAATAAAGGTTTATTATTAAACTCTTCCAATGTCGTAGGTCTTTCCCAATCTCTAAGTTCAATATTTCTTTCCTCTTTATACCAATCTCTTACTAAACTCCAACAATCTGTTATACCCCATACCCATTGACGGCCCAATAAAGGTGGTTTATATCCACATGGCTCTAAATATGCCCATTGTTCTGTTTTTGGATTGACGATATACCAGGGTAAATTACTATCTTCGCAGCTAATTTTATCTGCTTGACTAGGTGTAGGTGGAGTTATTGGGTGACTATGCACTACTCCAACTATTTCGCCAGCATTATCAGCCTTTACATAATCTTCTGGGTCGATAATAAAACATTGATGATCTGTCATAGACAAGTTTCTACAAGGAAAATATCTCTCTTTACCTTTTATATTTAACAACAATCCACAAGATTCTTTGGGATCTTCACGTTGGGCATGGAGTAGTGCTTTATATTTCCAAGTCATGTTTATCCTACAAACGTACCAATGGCGGGAAAGATTGAGCGAGTGGCTTGACGACCTGGAATACGAACTCCAGCAAGATCTGTTGGTGCAGCTAGTTCAAATTCAACAATTTCTCTTGTTTCCGTTGCTTTTCGATCTATAGAATAAATTTCTTGAGGAAACTCTGCTGTGTTATCTGCTGTAGCATTTGTTCCGTCAGCAAAATTAACAGCATCAATAAATTTAGCTAGTGTTCTAATTCGTGTAACTGTGGCTCCCGTCAGATCATTACCAGTTGTTGTTTCATTTACAGTCAAGAGAATAGATGAAATTAGTCCTGTAGCATTACTGATTATTATTTTCGGTCTTGGCAACTGTCCTTTTTGAAACGCAAAACCTGATGCTTGTATAGGAAATCTAAGGTATTCATTACCAGCCCATACTATTTTGCCGTTTGCATTTAAATTACTGCCAGCATGAAATCTATAAATCGTATTTGCACCATGTAATGCAGTTGATAATTGGAGCGTAAATAACTCAATAATTGCTGATGGATTGATGTCCTGTAGACTGCTAAATATTTTTGAATTTACTGTCATTACGATGCTGGTTCAAATACTTGTCTGAAAGTGGCCTGTATCGTAGCTCTGTTGTTATAAGGTATTGACTTACTCCAGTTTTCGCAAACAAATTTAAAGTTTGAAGCAGTTTCTTCGGGTAAAAAACCTTCAGCAAAATCAAAACTATCACTATCATTTGCACGAGCATCTAAAAATGTTTCGATAGTATCCGCATCTGTTTCCGAGACTTCGTAAGTAAGACTAAACTCTTTCGGGTTTTGATGTTGTGCTAAACCAAATAAGAGTCTATGTTCATACCCATCAGCAAAACGAATAGTTCTAGTTAATGGTTTAGATTTTTTACGGATTCCGTAAGTAGGTTTTATTGAAGGGAAGGTAGCCATTACGCAAGTATTCCTCCAGGTCGTTTCTGTTGTATTATTTCAGATTGTACCGCAGCCGAGATAAGACGACCAAGTTCTCTTCCCTGTTCTTCATCTCCTTCAACGGCAGAACCAGAGGCATCTACATTTACTACAACATTTGTTGTACCACCAAGTGCATGATTTGGTGTGACTGTACCTGTAACTCCAGGACTGAATAATTCTGGTCCACGTTCTCCTACCATGTATGTGCTTCCTGCTCTAGCTGTTCCTCCATTAGCTAAACCAAAGTTAGGTCCTGCAACACCTAAACCTGTTACTGGATCAAAATATCCCCCTCCTCCCATAGTTGGACCTCCACCACCAAACATTGAACCAAAACCTTTAAATATAGAACCGAATAACCCCCCTCCACCTAATGTTCCTCCTGGATTACCAAATAATGCCATGTTAAATGCAGCATCAATTAATTTATTCAATACATTGTTGAGCATATCTCCCAAAGTAGACGTACCACGGATAAGACCCTGTAGACCATCGGCAACATCTGTAGCAAGGGATTGACCTAATGATTTGAATTGTTGCCTTACCATCTCGGCTTGTTGTGCCTGTTTTTCTAATAAATTATTCTGTTTTAGTAAATTTTCAATTTTATTTACATCTAGTTCCTCTAAGGTTGCTCCATCTTCAATCATTTCTTTTATCTTTGCATCAAGTTCCTGTGCTAATAAAACTTCTTCATAATTACCATCAATCTTTGCCTGTAATAAAGCATTTTGTTGTCTTACCTTTTTCAGCCTGGAATCTTCAATCATATTTATAGTCGTTTGTCTCTCTAAAGTTTTTCCTATTGTTGCAAGCTCTTCTTTTCTAGCTTCTATTAGTGCCTGTATTCTTGCTCTCTCCTTTTCTGCCCGTTTAGCTCCTGATCTTCCCGTACCACCAGATACATTTGCTAACTCAGTTTGTAAAGCCTGTAATGTTGGATCGGTTGCTGATCCTCCTACTTCCGCAAGCCTATCTCTTTCTGCTCTTTGTGCTGGACCAGCAAAAGGTGTAGCCAGTAAATTAAGAACAGGTAGTAATGCAGCAAGCATTTTTGTTCCTAATATTTGGAATTGATTTCCTATTAATCTGCTAACCTCTCCAAAATCTTTCAGTCCTTTAACTGCATCTGCACCGATAGCTTTATTCATCTGTTCAGTTACGGCTGCTAGTGCAGCTTGTGTTCCCTCTGTCTTTTTAATTAGTTGTATTTGTCTTTCTCTTTCTGTTCCATTTGCTCCTAAAGCTGTGGTCAACCCTTCAATATCAGGAGTCAATCTATTAAATGCCTGACCTAATTTAGCCGTAGAATCTGTAATTTGTTGTACTTGAGTTAGTAGTGCAGTAGCAACTAAACCTCCAGCAAAACCTCCTGTCTGTCCTCCTAACTTTCCACCAATCAATCCACCAGTAAAACCAGCAGCAGCACCTAATGGTCCTTGTCCAAATAACAATGGAAATGCACCACTTATTAATGCTCCTGATAAAACACCTCCACCCCCAGGTGCAGTTCCTCTCCCAGGAAGCATCTGACCCATAGGACTAAAGTTAAGCGGAGAGCTAGGACCTAAAGGTATTCTTGAAGTAGGTCTACCTCCTGTTGATGTCTTTCTAGTAGGTGTACCTGTTTTAGTTGTACGCTTTGTTAAATTTAACTCTTCTTTTTTTAACCTATTTGTTTTTTCTAATTCCTTATTTACTCTTTTTTGTGTCCTTTCCTGTTTTAAAAGTAATGCAGCCTTATCTCTTTCATTTTTAAGTAATGTCTTAGAATCGCCCTTTTTTCCCTGTGCTAACGCATTTAATTTTGATATTCTTCTTTCTAAATTAGTTATCTGCTGGTTTATCTTCCGAACATCTAACTTAATATTTACATCGTAATTAGAGCCAGCCACTAATTTTTAGAAAACATTAAACCTAGTTTAGCGTACCTTGCGAGTTTGAGCCTTTCTTTTTGCATCTTCGTATGCTTTTTCTTCTTGTTCAGCTTTATGATTGAAATATGCGTTCCAGCCATACATTTCTTCCAAAGACATTTTGTTTCGTACTTCAACTAATGTCATGCCTAACTTTTCTGCAATAAAAAACTGCATATGAAGGTAGCTATTCTTTTTTAACTCAGCTTTTTACGGCATCAGGGGTAGCCTCCTCGCCCAACTCTTGCATCTTTGTCATAAGTTCCAACAATACTGACAATGGTATTTCTCTTCTAAGACTTGCCCTATCAGCTTCACTAAATAACTTGTTACCAGTTTCATCTTCAGCTTTACCAATGATTACTTGAAGTGCAAAGTCTAAACTACCTTCTTCCTGACCTCTGTTTGCTTTTATTAGAGTAGTATTTATTGTGTCTCTATCAGCAATAGTTAAAGGTGTCCAGTAAACCTTCAAGATTACCTGACCATTTTTGTAGATTTCATAACTGCTTTTGTTGTCTACACTAAAGGCTTTCTTTAGTTTGTCGATTGCTCTTTCTGTTGCCATGCAAAAATAATTTTATTATCTATTAACTATACTACTACTTTATTACTTAAAGCCAAC